AATCTACGACCATCGCACCAGTCGTCATTAGTAGCCCAGCTATCGCTATGGCTGTTTTAATACATTCTATTTCCGATTCGGCGGGGTCTACGATCCCTCGCTCTACGAGGTCAATCACTCCGTCTTCCCAGCCCATCACATCCATTCCAATACCGACCCCAATCTCATCTTTTAACACAACCGCACCTGCATTGTCATATACCTTATGAAGTGGTTGCTGAAGGGCCGTGCCTAGAATGTGTTTAGCGTCCCCTCGCCCGTGCCACTCTTCACCTATGGACCATAGTAGCGTTCCACCACCAGGGACTATTCCACCTCTCAGGGCTGCTCTGGAGGCTCCTACGGCATCTTCGTAGCGGTAGTGGCGTTCTTCTGCATCGGTCTCACTTTGACCGCCCACATAGATAGATACGACCTTTTGCTCAAGTGTCTTTAGGCGGTCATCAGCGAACTTACGGGCAACGATTGTCTTGCCGTTTTTCTGGAGGTCTTTAAGTGAGGCGATGCGGGCGTCCATATCTTCTTTGATCGGTTCACCCTCTACAATAATCGTCTCATTGGGCTCAACGGTTACTCGCTTGGCGTTTCCAAAGTACGAGATCTCAGGTTCCATGATCGACGCCCCAGTATTCTTGGACATCAGTGTAGCACCGCATGAGGTGGCGACATCGGCTAGATATTCGGATTGGGCGTTAATATGGGCTGGGACTCGCACGACGGCGATCTGAGCGAACCCCTTGAGATGGTTGACCACCATGTATGAAAGCGCGTCGCCTGCAATGTCTGAGCAAGCCAAGAGAACCCGTCTTTGGTCTTCGGGTAGTTGGGCTATAAGTTTGAGTAGAGGGAGTACGTCCTCTTTATCTCTGAGTTTGGCGTCGGCTACGAGTATCTTCGGGCTGGCGATCTCGGTCTTAACGACCCCTTGCATCAGATATGGGCTGGCTGGGCCTGCATCTATCTTGAAGCCTTTAATCACCTCAGCACGAGTCTCGGTGCTGTCGGAGAAGCCCAGTAAGATGGGAGTGTCTTTGCCTGCCTTAAATACCACTTCGCCGACTTCCTTGCCGATCTCTTTGCTCCCAGAAGCCACGCTAGCGACGTCTATGAGTTTTTTCTCGGTCATGTCCTTATCTGTATACTTGTCGATTTGGGCGAGGATCTCAGGCTGGAGGGCGTCTATGGCTAGTTTCAGCTTCATTGGGTTAGCGCCCGCCTTTATAGCCTCGACGGCTTCTTTTAGGATGTGGTAGGAGAGAACCGTTACTGTAGTCGTGCCATCGCCCGTAGTGGCGTCCATCTTCATCGCCGCCTCTCGAAGTAGATCTGCCCCTACGTCCTGCATCTCGTCGTTTATCTTGACCATCTTGGCCACTGTCACGCCGTCATGGGTGACGCCTACACGTTTACCGTACTTGCGGAAAATGACGTTAGAACCCCTTGGCCCCATCGTCGTACTTACTGCGTCATATAGTATTTTTGCGCCCTCTAAGACTGCGTCAAGAGAATCGCTCGTTGAAGAGATCTTGGTTGTTATCATGCTTTGATTCTAACACAACAAAAAGCCCCTCGTAAAGAGGGACTAATTGGAGAACGGTCAGTACTCTTATTCTACTCCCAAATGACAGTGATGTCACTAGCGGCAGCGGTCACGATGGTAAGTCCCGTTAGGAACCTACATCTAAACTCGTAAGTACCGACGACAGCACTTGATGGAAGCGTAGCAATTTTAGTGCCAGCAGCCGAAGTGTTATCGTAGACCGTGATTGCGCCAGCAGCAGTTGTGTTGACTGTTATGCGAGCCAACGCTCCCCTACCAGATTTTACGGTGGTAGTGGTGGCGGTTGAGATGTTCGTGAAGTTTATAGGGTTCATATTAAGTCCCCTATACTACGTTCTTGTCGCCAGATACACCAGCTGAACCAGCAGTTGATGTTACGACGGCAGTTACACCCCTTACACCAGATGCTAGAGTTGCAGCACCAGCGGCGATGTTACCGCTACCTGTTGCAGATATAGCTATCTTGGCGTTGTCGAATGCGCCGTGTCGGGCTTCGACTGTCTGAGCCGTGTTGGTGTTAGTTGTAGCAGTTACTTCAGTGTGAAGAGTAGTACCTTCTGACCAATCGGTTCCAGCAACACCAGTTACGGTTGTGCCGTTGATGACATCTTTTAGAACGTCTAATGTTACGGCAGCTGATGCTTGGATCTTGATTTGGTCAAGGACGTTGGCCACACCAGCAACTTCAGTAGTTACTACTGTACCCATTGTAGATGCACCCCATGCAAGATGAGTACTATTCTCGGCAAGTAGGTAGCGATTAGCACGAGTGCCGAATTCCCTAGCCTCAACAAGCTGAGTAGTATTCGTGTTCGTAGTAGCAGTAACGTGTGGGTGAGCAGTTGTGCCAACACTCCATTCAACACCTTGAGTACCGCCCGATGCGTTAATAGCCATCTTAAGGTTATCAAGGGCTACAGCAGCAGATATGCCTATCAATACTTCGTTCTGTTGAACTGGGTTAGATAGTGCAGTCTTGAAGGTATAAGTACGGCCTTCGATTGTCACGGTGTCGCCATCACTAGGAGCGGTAGCATCGCTAGTGATAAGACCAGTTGCCTTTACGCCAGTGAGAGCCGTCTTAAATGTATAGGTGCGGTTTCCAACAGTGATTGTGTCGTTGTTTGCAACGTCAGCACCAGCTATTGTGAAAGTTCCAGTACCTTTAGTCTCTGTGTAGGTTGTACCATTTTTCTCTAGGTAGAGAATCTTCTGTTCAAATTTAGAATCATTAGGGTAGTTTGCTGCGGTTAGACCGACTGCATTTCCTCTAATGACTAGTTCGTTTCGTGATGCCATATTGTTTTGTCTTTCTTTTTTATACCGATACTCAGGCTAAATTGCTTTTCTCAGGTCGGCGGGTTAGTCACTCCCGCCATACTTATTATCAGAACTAGGCAGCAGTTGTTCGAGATAGTTCGATAACTGAGCTTGCTCGTTCGATGCCGACACCGTATACAGTGTGGAGAGCTGTTTCGTAAGCTAGACTTTTAACCATGTACTGTGCTTCAAACTTAGGAGCCTGTTGTGCAGCAAAGTTAATAGCGTTCTTGTGGAAGAACATCATGTGCGTTGTAGGTACGTTCTGTGAGAAGAAGATGCCCATGTCATAGACATTAGCTACTAGTCCACCAGAGCCGTCAACGGCTTTGCCAGTCTTACCAGTTTGGTCGTAGGCTGTGTACTTGTTCACACCAGCAAGGTCGCCCTTTGTGTATGAACCGATAACGCCACGACGCATGTCAGTTGGAGTCTTGTTGACGTCAAACGTAGTCATAATTGAGATCATGTCTGCGTCGTCTACAGCAGCACCACCAGCAACGATTGTGCCAGCAGATGCGTAGAGTGCCAATAGATCAGTGTCAATCTGACGAGCTAGAGCTTCAGCCATGCGAGGCATGAAAGCAGCTTTTAGATCGTAGCTTGCCTGGATCTCAGCGATGTCTTCGATTTTAACACCAACGTAGTAGTGCTTGTCGATGTTAAGAGCGATTGGAGCGCCTTCAGGTGAGTCGAAAGTTAGATCAGTAGATGCACTCTTAGCACGAGCATCAACTAGAGATGTGAATGGGATACGTACGATGTCACCGCCGCCTTTTACGAGACCGCTTCGGTCCTGCACTAATTTCTTAGCCTGTAGTTGTGCCTCGAAAGGCTGTTGGACCTCACGGCTCCATATTTCAGGAACGTACTGGGAAGTCTGAGCAATCGAAAGTGTTACATTCGAGTTAGTAGTAGGGTTAGCCATTTTATTTTCCTTTTAGTTTATTTTGGTGGAGTTTGACCTATCGCAGCGTATAGCTCCTCTAGGGTCATATCCTTTTCTGATTGGTTAAGGTTCAATCGTTTTGCAGAGCTACCGTCTGGTCTGAGACCTGTGGTGGCTGCCTGCTTGGCGATATTCTTTGTAGTTTCTGCTACCTTACGAGAAGCTAGCTCATCTATAAATTCCATTTCGCCTTCTACAAATTCACGGTACGATACGTCTGGATATAGAATAGACTCAGGTACGCCCTTTTGAGGATCGCCTGGTTGGTAGCCTATAAAACGTAGGTATTTTTGATTCATCACATCAGCGGCAGCAGGATTGTAGTTGGCTGTATCTCTAGGGTTTAAGAATGGGAACTTCTCTTCAACGACGGGAGCCTCAAATTTGAGATCTCGCTTCCATTCCTTGACTTCGCTCTGTCTTAGACCTTCTAAGTATGCTGCGTCACTTACTGTCTGCCTATCTGTCTCCAGTTGTTTTACAACTTCTGGGTCAGCGTCTAGGGCTGTAGAGTAATCTAGTGCGTTTTGCTGTGAAGGTGCTTGTGGGCGTTCTGGTGGTTGCCCATACTTCTGTAATAGAGCTTGTACACGGAGAGTTTCACGCCTGGACACTGGTTTCTCTTCGACAACCTCTTCGGCGTCTTCTACAACCTCGTCGGCTTTTTCCTCGACTACTTCCTCAGATTTCTCTTCGGGTTCCTCTTGGGCTTCCGCTACTTCTTCTACTACGGGTGCGACTGCTTCTGGCTCGACTCCCGTTTCGATTACGTTTTGTAATTGTTCATCGGTCATGTCGGCTGGATTCATCGCTTCTCTTTTCTCTTCCCTCGTTAGGCGGGAGGCCCTTTTATTTTACTTTGTTTATTAACCAGACCACGTTAAGGCTTATAGCCAAGCTCAGGTCGTCGCTTATATACATAATACTATAGATTGATCTTTTTCAAAATGGGCATGCCTTTGGCATCCGTCCCGTGGCAGACGTAGTTTGGCGGGATTTGCTGGACTAAAGGCCCTAGATCAGTCTCACACGATAGCTCCGTACCATTCAGTTTCCAGTTCCATGTCTTAGCGGTGCGGAGGCGTTGTCTAATGTCCTCTGGAAGACCATGGACGGTGAACTTGGGGGCGTCGGCCTCAAGGCTTTTAATAAACTCAGTGTCTTCAGGCTGATACGGCGGCATTCTCTACTACCTCCACGGCGTTATCGTACATATTCATCAGTAGTTTGAACTCACCTATAATACGGTTGGCAACTCGCCAGTCTTCAGTATTGGGGATGTAGTCAAGCCCTATTTCCAGACCATTAGGCAGGTGCTTCTGGTAGAAGTCGATCCTCTCTTCGCAGTGTTTCTTGACCTGTGCAAATCCCTCAGTCTTGGCGTAATTGGCCATCTGCTTTTCAGGTAAGAGTTCTTTGTCGTCTGGTACGACTTGGGGTAGATCAATACCCATGTTGCTGTCGCCCATTAGTACGTTGTCTGGATTCATATTACCTCCTAGTTTACATCTTTGCGACTGATTCTGCTAGACCTGCGATGTCTGGGTCACTGTATATCCCTGTTGAGTTGGTTATCTTCTGGGGTTGGGAAGCTTGTTCTTGGGCGGAGCCGAGCTCCTTCATTTTGTCGTCCATCATCTTCATCTGAGCCTCTTGCTCCATTTGGGCCATCTGCTGCTTGAGCTGTTCGTTTTCTTGCTGTAGAGCAAGTTCTGAAGGGCTTGGGCCGTCGTTCACGGTTATGAACTCTTCAGCGCCCTTAATGTCTGAAAGCGAGCCGAGAGCCAAGGCCATCTTGTCTGGGTGGATCTCGATGCGAGGATCATCTTTGATGATGTTCTGGAAGCCCGTAAGGTCAGAGAGGAATCCTTTGAGGTTCTGGAGCTGCTTTTCTTTGTTGATCTTGGCCGTTGAATTGGGGGTGATGTTAAAGCGGTACTCCACACCTTTTAGTTTGGTCGGATCAATCTTTAGCGTGCCAGCGGTTTCTGTTATATCCATCTCAAAGTTGTGACCGCTGAATAGAGCAGTGATGTCGCTGAGACCTGATTTCTGGATGTCTTTGATGTCCTCGTAGAATAAATCAACTGGGATCTTTTCAGTCCCGATGTTTACGATCAGACTATTAAACCCATCGGTGAGCTGTTCGATAGCTGTCTCTAAATGACGCCGTTCAGCGCCGTCACGGGTTGCCTCTACGGCTGAGAACATTTCGATAGCGGCGGGAGTTTTGCCCTGGGAGGGGTTCAGGGTTTCCGCACCTGGGGAGGAGGCGTTCTGAGTACCGTATTGCGAGAGGAGCGAGCCCGTGAGGCTAGACTGAACGGCTTGGTAGGTGGAGAGACCTGCGGTATTGGTCGGCATTGGGCGGATAGAGTTCGGGATGGTCTCCATAAGAACAGGGTTGGCTTTCGTAACGTCGAGGGTGTGCTTAACGACACCGTTGGCGTTGACGATGATACCAGGGGCGAGGTTTCGTTTGAGGTTGGCGAAGTAGAAGTTAGTAACAGCGTCTCTAGCGAACTGGAGTGGCTTGGCTCGTTGGAAGTCTCCAAGGCCGTAGAATGAATCGAAAAGCGGTTGGGAGTATTTAACGACGAATGGGATGCGTCCGTTTTTGTGGGGGTTGTCGAGTTCACGCACCTTCACACAAGAGTTGTCGGGGGCGAAAGTAATCCATTTACCGTCTTCACCTGCTTCGTAGCGTGTAGCAAGACAGATGCCTTTTTTAGATCCTGAAGGTACACGATCACGCTCCACAAATGAGTCCTGATTAGAGTCATTGCCCGAAGTAGTCTGATCGGCGTTGTTTATAAGTATCTGAAGAGCGTCACGATCCCAGCCATCACCCTCGGTTTCATTGTCTAAGATGTCCTGAAGGCGTTTTTTAGAGATCCACGTTAGCGCAGTGACATATTCCATGTCCTCGATAGATACCTTACCTTGTTGGGGAACGAGGTTACGGGGATTCCACAACCAGCAGTCGGGGCCGACATAACCTGAGTTAGAGGTTGTCCAGTCGTAGAACATCGGCATGTACCCATAAACGGAAGAGTAGAGTTGCCAGAGGTTCAGCTTTTCAAAGAAAGGGCGTTGGGCGTTGGCGTTAGGATAGACCCACTTCTGGCGGAGGATGTCCATAAAGGCAGCTTTACCGACGTCAGCCTTACCGACTGATTCAGTCTCGCCTTCTGGAAGCTTAGCCATTACACGGTCAGCACGGTCCCTTGAAAGGGTGGCGGCGTAGGAGTCAGTAATCTTAGAGCCATCAACCTTAGATGATACAGAATCGTACACCGTACCTATTAGCATGGCTTCGTAAGCATCGAAAGTTTGGATGTAATTGCGGTGTAGGTCCCAATCACTCTCGTAATCGGCCTTGTAGGCGTACTGGTAATCTTCAGCGGATTTCACACTATTTTCTTCATATTTTTTTGACATTTTTTTGGTTTTCCTATTTCAGTCTTTATTGTATCACTAAATCAAGTCATACTCATTCTTCATTTTGTCCATTTCAAATACCAGCGGCTTGTCATCGGTTTGAACGCCGAATTTAAGGTGTAAGAATAGGTATCTGATGGCGTCTGGGCCGTGGTCGTCTACTTTAACAGGGATATCGGACTCGTTGCGCTCGGCCTTCTCCTCAGGGAAGTGGTAGGACTCTATCTCGAAGATGAAATTCTTACAATTTGACCCTATAAACAGGCTTGGTTTGGGTTTTCCGACAAGTTGCATCCTAGGTTGGAGCTTTTCAGTCACAAGGGAGATACCAGTGGCGTACCCTTTGGAGTCGTTGGCTTTATTCACGCCTGCAACGGGGTATTTTTGGCCCATTATTTCCACAGCGTCCCTATTAGCGGAGTCAGCAACCATCAAGACGATGCGTTTATCTCCAATTACAGCGTCAATTCTTGGAATGACCTGCTCCAGCGTCTCTTCTTTGCCGTAGACCTCGTCTATTAAGTACCAGGTTTGGTCTTTATCGACTCCAAAAAGCAGGAAGGCCGTGGTGTGCCACCCGAAGTCGATTGCGGCGTAGTAAGTCAGCTCCAGTGGGATGTCAGCTGGCTTAATGAGGTGTATTTCACGTGAAAACACTGGATAAACTGCCCCCATCACTGCCCTAAACTCAAGCTCATACTCCTGCATGAAGGCCGATAGAGTACCTTTTTTCTCAGCATCTCGTTTGGCTCGCTCCATGTGCTCGGGTGAGACGTACGGAGAGTCCCGCCACGTAGCTTCTTGGTAGTACCAAGTCGGATCATCCTTTCGGAGCTCAATCATCTCCCAGAAGTGGTTGTAGCCCCTCGGAGTGCCCATAAATACTGCCCAACCGTTCGTAGTGGTGAACATCGGCTCGTATACAGCGTCCCAGTTATTCGGGTCTTGGTCGGCGTACTCGTCAAAGATCATCCCGTCGGCCCTGAAACCTCGATGAGAGTCAGCTTGGTCAGATCCTAGGAGCTGTATAGATGAGCGTGGTTTAGATGTATCGTGGTTGACCATAATCGTCTCACCAGATGGAAGTTTAACGGGGGTGTTCTCGACGTAGTTCAGCTCTATAAGGAGATCAGATTCATTCTTCTTATAAATCAACTCTTTGGGGATAAGGGGGACGTACTGACGCCAGGCTACTTCATGGGCCTGCTTATAGGTTTTGAAGACAATAAAGTACCGCCCTTGCTTGAGGACGGCACTAATCCATGAGTGGTTTGTGCCCCAATAAGTTTTCCCGCTTTGGCGTCCTTGGAGGAGTATCCCACGCTTGAACCCATCGACCATGAAGGCCTTATGGGCTAAAGCTTGTTTTTTTGTCGCCTTGTAGGCCATGCTAGGTCCTGAGTTTGGAGTTTATTTGGTCGAAGTCTACACCAGTAGAGTCGATTGAGCTTCGAGTATAGACTTGGACGAGTTGCCCACCAATGACTTCTTCTTTCAGTCCGCTATCGGCTGGGTTCTCTTTCTTGGGCCAAAAACAATTAAAGAGCCAATCTTTGACTCTTAGGTAGCGCATTTCGTTTAAGAAGACTCGTTCATCGCTTTGGTCGATCTCGATTCCGTTCTCACGGGCGAGTATCATTGCCGTCTGGGGGTCTTCGTGGAATACGAAGTTCTGGATATGGTAGCCCCTATTGGTCTGATTGCCTTGGTCGTCGAGGATGATTCGTCGTAGTCCGACGGTAAACTTCGGTTCTTTCATGTAGATGCCAGCTTGGGTTTGGTAACTGGATACCTCTACCTTATAAGTGAGTTCATAATTGTAGTCGAAAGCCAATGGGGCGAGTCGGGCTTCCTTTCGTAATCTTTCTAATGGATCTGGGTAAAGAGCAGGATCTACGAGGTATTTCTCGACTTCTCCGACTAACTTCCCGCCTTGACTTACAGAAGGGCCTTGTGGGGCCTGTGCCGTACCACCGAGTAACGCTGCTTTGAGGAGTGCGTTGGTCTCCATTACCTCTTTCATCTGGGCCTTTAGAACATCGAGGTCTTGATCTTCTGCGATTAGATCGGGTTGTTCTGGTAGTTCAACTGCTTTTTCTCGTGCGGCTTTCATTTTTTCACCAAAAGCCTTCCGTTCTTCTTCGGTCCATTCCTTTTTCATTTATGTGTTTTCCCTCTAAATTAGATTTATTTTGTTTTTTGGGATGTGTGTGTTAGGCGGATTATACATCAACTTCACGGATTTCACCAGAAATAGTATTAACGTAGGCCATCTGCTCGCCCGACCAAATCCAATGCTTACAAGGGGTCTTTAAGAGACAACAACCAGGAGTGACGGGTAGGGAGTCTAGAACGCTTTGTTCGACGGGGGATGGGTCTTGCACTGTTTTCCCGCCCAAAGCGTCTATGATCTTTTCCACGTCTGTAGAACTGACTGGCGCCCGCATCCCGTAGTTCGTTTCGGGCAAAGTAGCCTTCAATGTCCCAGCACCCCTCTGTGCGTCCAGTAAGGAGTTTATCGTCCCCGACATTGATGTTTGTGTTCGTAACCATTCTTCATTAGCCTTTGTTATGTATATGTTCATAGTCATGACTATACTCATGTTCATGTACATAGTCAAGGAACCTATTCTTCCTATCTGTTAGGGGGGGTACTCTACCGAAGTAATTACAGACACTGGTAGTTGTTTTACAGAGGTGGGTAGATACTATATATACTATATGTATAGTAAACCCGTATGTAACTTGGAACACTAGAGGTGGTGGGGGGTAGGGTAACAGAGGTGAGTACGTTAGTGCTTGTCTGTTGTGTGTACGCTACCTGTGGTGTATGGTCATGTTCATGTACATGTTTTGGTGTGCGCTAACAGTGGTAGTGTCGCACATTATATCTTGTGAGACGTTCATCTGTTATGATCTGTTCTGTGGTACTCTACCTCTGT